ATGGCATCAATCATCAAGCGTGGTCGCTCCTGGAGAGCGATGATCGTCCGCAAGGGCCAGAGGACAAGCGCCACATTCGATACGCGTGCAGAAGCGGAAGAATGGGCGGTTCGGGCTGAGGCGTCAATATTATCTGGGGTATCGGTCAAGGCGGTCACGCCCATGGCTGGTAATCAAACTGTGGCCGATCTGTTCCGCCGCTATGCAGACGAAGTCTCGCCACTTAGGCGAGGAGAGCGGTGGGAACAGATACGTTTGGCTGCTTTCTGTCGGAGTAGTCGATTCGCGGTTCCGATCTCTCTCTTCTCTGCTGTAGATATGGCAGCGTGGCGGGATGACAGGCTCTGTGAGGTCGCGGCGTCCACCATCAACCGCGATCTCAATTTAATGTCGGCCGTCTTCACCCACGCCATCAAAGAGTGGCGCGCGCCCCTCCAGTCCAATCCGGTCAGTGATATCAAGCGGCCGCGCAATCCTAAGTCCAGGACGCGGCGAGTCTCCCAGAAGGAGAGGGGTGCCATAGCTGACTATCTGGGGTGGGATGCCGCATCTACTCCTGTCACATCAAGAGAGTGGGTTGCATTCGCTTTTTTTCTGGCGCTGGAGACAGCCATGCGGAAAGGGGAGTTATTGTCTCTCACCTGGGGAGACACTCATTTACAGCGCAACTATGTCCATCTTAGTTCAACAAAAAATGGAGAAGAACGAGACGTGCCGCTTTCCTCGGCCGCCAAAGCTCTCTTTCTCCTGGCATGTCCGGGGCAATCAACCAGGCACGTTATTCCAATAACGTCTGGTTATCTGGATACAACATTCAGGCGCGCAACCCGTGCGCTGGGAATCAAGGATCTGCATTTCCATGATGCGCGCCGTGAGGCTGCCACCCAGCTTAGCAAGCGGTTGTCCAACGTCCTGGAGCTGTCAGCCGTTACAGGTCACAAGTCACTTGATCTTCTCAAGGTTTACTATCGTCCGGATCCAAGCGATCTGGCGAGCAAGTTGGGGTGATTTAATTGCCGCGGGGGCGTCCGACACGGCGCTTCCGCGTTTCTGCCGGCGCAAGAACCCATCTCCTCACTGTTTCAGGATCCCACCGTGGCCTGCCCAGGCTTTGTACGCGTGGAGGCAGACGCTCAGGCTCGCTACAGGCTAAGCGTCTGACAGTTGATTCCTGATATTGGAGATATTGGGCCAGTTCCCTGATGGTCCAGAGTGGCTCCATTCTCATTGTCTGGCTCATTCATCGTTCTCCAGTATTGCCTTGGCGGTACGCATCAGCTTGACTGCGCATCGCACACCAGATGGCTCAGCAATCTTCTCCAGGCCTCTCCGTAAGCGTCCAATGCGAGAATAGAGATCCGCAATAAGGACTTCGCGGGCAGCCATGTCCGCTGCATGATCTGCTTCCAGGACTACAGCTTTCCGTCCCAACGGAGATGCCTGCCGGTAAAGTCCAGTCATAGATGGTTCAAGATTATTCCAGGGCAACGTGTCTGGCACATAGCCAATAACATGCGTTCTTGGTGCGCAAGCCTCTGTCATAGGGTGACGTGTTGCATCATTCTTGAATATCCAGACTTTTATATTCTGCCTGTATTCAAGGAATGATTTTACTATCCCTTTTCTATCGGTCCATTTGGTTTCAAACCGAATATTGATCTGGTTTGAATTGGGCGCATTATCTGCCCGTAGGATCTGCACGCTTGCATATGTAGAGCGCGGATTTTGAGACACAAATAGGTCTCCGCTCATAATCTTCACGCTGCCTCCTTCTCCGCCGCAAGCGGCTCTGCCTGGTTGCGCCAGCCGGTGATACACTGGCGGCCGTCTTCGGTGTCCAGTTCGCACTCTTCAAAGCGGATCAGCCAATGTGGGGCATCCGTCAGGTCAATCTGATAGTATCCGTCTGCCTTTTTCCGCATTTCCAGCATCCACAGGCCTCGGCCTTCCGTTTGCGGGCCTGCGCAGATCTGCTGGCCGTCACGCATCTCTCTGCGGCAGTCACCAAACACTATCTTCCAGCCGGTGGTGTGGTCGGTCATGACGGCTTCAAACCGACCACGGCCCGCGCCAGTTAGTGTAATTTGGTATCTGGGCATCTCACCAAGTCTTCTGGTGGCAAGTAGGATTTAGAGTTTTCCTCAATATGTTCCATTTTATGGATAAGATCCCGGAACTTTTTCTGCCTCGCACGAGGGACGTGCTGAGTTGCTTCCTTCACAATCCTGCTGATGGCAAAGGCAATATTTTTGCCGTGGCCTCCAGTGCCGCAAGCAATCTGAACATTGCCCTCGGACGATGGTGTGACTGTCACGCAAAATGTGATTGTGACCTGATCACTGTCTTTCGCATTTCTAAGCATTGATCGCACTTGAACCAGCGTAGCTTCAAGACTAGAGAGAGCATCTGTTGGTTTCACGCCACGCCCTCCACCACACCCAGAACAAAGCGACGCAAGGGGCTGCGGCGGCGCACATCGTACAGACGCAGGGCGGCGTCGGTATTCATGCTTTCAGCATGCATGGCCGCGCCCATGGCGCCGATGTGTTCCAGCATCACCTGGCGTATGTCGGGATCTGTCACCGCGCGGTGGACGTGCTGCTCCAGCACAGCCCGGTGCTGTTCAAACTGAGTTGTGTTCTGCATTTAAGTAAAACCTTGCTTTACTGCGCCATTACAGGCGTTTGACAGTATCTTTGAGTGATCCATTCATCAGGAGGCCAGAAATAAGCGCTGCCTGAGTGCGGTAATTCTTGGCCACGGCAAACCAGACGCCTTCACCGTAGGGCATCTTGGCTTTCCGGCACCGTAAAGCCTGCTGATCAGCTTCCCCAGCATGGGACAGCATCCGCTGGGCAATGCCGCCATAGGTCAGGCCTGCATCATCCAGATCATCACCGCGGGGGGGGGGTTATCAGAGCATGGCGTGTCATGCGCGCAATCCTTTCTGGCGTAGGCGCACATGGGCTGCCTGGCTAAGGTGATAAGTTTTGAAAAGCGCCTGTCTTTTTATGGCATCTGCAACAGCCACATCATCCCAGTCACCCGTAGGCTTGCCATCAACCATGCGCGGATAGTGCCGGATCAGCCAATCCTTGTTGCCGCCATGCAGGCTGAGCAGCATCCGGCGGCTTGAAAGCTGGTGGTCCGTGAGTGATCTTGTCTGACCGTTCATGTCCACAATCAGATAACGGCGCACCTGCACGCCTGCGGCACGGACAAAACGCAGTGGCTGGTGGGTTGTTTGGTTCTGGTCCGTGGTCATGAGACCAATCCCTTAAGCTTGCGGATAAGCTTTTTCAGGTTGGGTATTATGGCCACTTCACCTTCTAGATAGCGCATCCTTGCGGCTTCCTCACGGCAAGCGGATGCAAGTGCTTCAGCATGATCGGCCGCCTGCTCCAGTCTGCGAGAATCAACCCGATTGGTAAAACAGAGATCCTCGGCATAATTGCCAGCAAAGTTCTTTGCTTCCTCCTGCCGATCTTCGCGCAGTTCACATACTGCGTGGTCATAATCACGGATGTCTGGGAAAGGGGGTGCGGCTTCGCGTGCCATTTATTCCACTCCCTGCGCGCAAGGGGCGGCAGAGACACCGCCTTGGGAAGAATACGTAAACTCTCCTGCCTTCTTGCACTCATCAATTAGCCACGGGGCCGCAGCGCTGGCGTTAAAATCTGTTACAAGAATTCTGGTTGAGCCGTCAGGAAGTGTCGTCTCAACTATCCCTGATGGGAAAAGATCAGTTAGAGATTCTATTCTGCCAGCACATAAGGATGCTATGGTGCTCCTATCATAGAGAGCGACCTCTGAAAGAACTTTGATGCACCCACGGGCATCCTCTATCATGCATTCATGAGTTTCTTTATTATATCCCTTAGGAGTTATCACCAGAAGGATATCGCTGTTAGGCTTCGTTACTCCACTAATAAATTTTGACTCATAAGGATATATAGGTAGAGAAGAATTAAAGTATTTACCGAGCCCGATAAGTTCCCTTTTTACAGCCGAATCAAACACGGAATATTCGTCAACATACGATCCAGAGAACAACCAACTAAAAGTTTCCCCATTCTTTTCAATCGAATTTATACAAGCCCTTACAGCCCGCAACACAACGTCATTGGGAGGGTATTTTAAGTTTTCTAGCTCGTAACGCTCCTCTACTAGAGAAAGCCAATTTTGGATAAGATCATACCTTGTAAAGCGGCCAAAACTAATAGTTTCCCACAAAGCCGAGACATCGTTAAGGAGTTGCAACTCCCAATCAAACAGGATCGATGTTTCGGCCTCTAGTTTGATTTCGCCGCCCTTTTTCAGGGCAGTATAACGTTTCCAATAGCTCATGCCACACCAGCCGTTTTCAGGCTATCCAGCCAGATGTTCAGATCATGGGCTTTGAACAGCGCCTTGCCTTCAAGCACTATGCAGGGCGGGCCCTCGCCTTTTACGCATAGGGCATCAAACTCTGCGGGGCGCATGCCAACATAAAGGGCAGCAATGCCAAACCCTACGTAACGGGTGGCATCCGCACCGTTTTCTTCCAGTGCGGCATCCACAAGGCGCAGGGCGGCGCGCTGAACGCGGGCGGCCTGAATGGCGCTTGGGGTTTCAATAGTGGGGTCAAGCAGTGGGCCAAGTAGGCTCACAAGCTGGCCAGCAGATCGGGCGCGCTCTAGCGCGGCATCCGATACCAGCCGAGATTCTGCAAACAGGGACATTCATTCCTCCGTACGGGCGACTTGGTTGCCCCACCCGCCCATTTTTTCCATTCTCGTTGCGCCAGCAGAATCGAGAAAGGAAACCAAATGTCTAAAAAAGAACTCAAGACCGAAATTGAAGCAGCGCTTATTCAGGCTTCTGCCACCATCACCGCAGAATTCCTTCGAGCACATGAAAGAAACGAACGTGCGGAAGATGATGGAAAAACAGAAAACCGAACAAGCAATCTTGCTACTATTTATAAAAAAGATGCACTAAAGCAGACTTACAAGGAGCATCTTGATGCGCTTCGGGAAGCATATCTTGAAGACCGCAAGTAAATCTCTATCGAGCTAACTTGCCTCCATTGTATTGTTCTTGACTGGCAAAGCGCATCCCGTCTGGTTACGGATTTCTGCAATGGAAGCTGTAACCAGATCCTCTGCGCTCTTTCGGGCTGCCAGAAGAGCAGAAACATCTGGATCGCCCTTGATAAACAGCCGGCATATGTCGCGAACAAGATAAAGCGCCTGCTGCCTGCGCTCGCTCCGCAGAAGGTCCTCATTAAAGGATGCGGCCTGTATGCTGCTTTCGGCTTCTTGCTCAATGGAATAGTGTAGATGCTTCACCGGTTTTCCATGGCCGGTGCCTTCCTCAATCAGAACAAAACCTTCGCCTGCAGGCTCAAGCCTGTACGTCTTATCAGTCATTCATTCCTCCATCGCGGTGGGGCGATGGAGGCAGTTTGCACAAACGCAAACGTGTCAGCAAGGCATAATTTGCGTTTATGCAAATATTTTTTCAGTGCCGTTTGCGATTCCGACGATCAACAAAGGTGATAGGTGATGCCCATTCTATTTCAGCGTCGATAATCGGAGGAGCGTTATAGCTGGATAAGATAAACTCTCCTGGCATCCGGCCTGACTGGATCTGTTTAACATAAGCCTCTCCAGTCGCGAGGTATACTACACACTCCATAAACAAGCATTCTTCGGGTGGAAGACGCTGATCTGCATCGAAGAAAACTATATCGCCAGCCCAGTATGCGGGGAACATGCTGTCGCCCTTAACTATAACAGCCGAAGTTCCGTCCTCAGACCAAATAGGAGCATCGGTTACATCCACTTGATTACAATCATCTGGGGGGATGACCTTTTCTCCAGCTCCAACATATCCGTAAACTGGAACAGATTTAGATTGTATCTTCCCGTTTTCAGTTAGCGGACTGGGTATTCCGGCAAAATCAGCGATTTTCAGAATAGTTCGTGCGCTCAATGTGGTGGTGGCAGTTCCATTCAAGAGGCGCGTTAAGGTCGATGGAGCAACCTTTGACCTGCGAGCAAGGTTGGTCGCGTCTAAGCCCGTCGCTCCCATAGCACGGTGAATGAAATCTACAGTTTTTTTCTGCGCATCGTCCATGGTGTGCATTTTTGCACGTTGCAAAAAAGATGTCTGTTTGCAATTGCGCACTTGATCTGTTTGCGAAAATGCAATTATATGCTGCTCATGCACGCGCTAATGACCCCTCAGCAGATCGAAGAGATGGCTAAAGAGAACGGCCTGACCATGCAACAGGTATGCCGGACTGCGGGGGTAGCATTTTCCACCTTTACCAGATGGCGGCAGAAAAAAACCGAACCGAGAATCGGTATATATAGCCGCTTAGTCGACGCGGCGTGCCATCCAGAAAAGCCTGAAGGCATTGCGGCATGATTTTTCATGAAAAAAACAATGCTGTATGCCTTTGGGCTTGTCAGCCGGATGTTGTCCGATCAAGCGGAGTCTGTGCTGGGGCGATGCTCTTCAGCGCTTCCTTCAATGGCAGGCTCAAACCGATATCCGCAGTGCTTACAAACTTTGGCTTGATACTGCACGATCTCTGCGCAGTCTGGGCATCGTTTTGTCGCGACAACCTTCGTTTTATCAAATTCCACCTTTGTGTTGGGCGAGGCCATTACCGCGAAAGGTATGGTGATTCCTGGCAACAGGAAGCCAAGGATCATCCATCCAACTGCGCTACGCCCTTTGCTGCTAGCAATGGCTGCGCACAAGATCCCGTTAATAAAGCAAATAATAAATATAATCACAGCACTATCCTGCCTTTAGTAGATCAATGGCGGGAAGATGCCACAAAATTCCAATCTAGGAAAACACTGCTCCTATTAAGTGCTGTGTCAGCGCAAGAAAAGGTGAAGCAGCATGACATCTCATGACCCCACCCGTACGCCTGCTGCTCCCGTCTGTCAGCCGGATGTTGTTCGGCTTTACAAAGAGGAAGAGCTTCGCAAATGGGCGCTCACGGTCCTCCTGAAACTGGATCTGAGTCAGGAGGACATGAACCAGATTTATGACATTGCTGACGGCATGGTCAGGTATGTCATGTTGGGAAGATCAGGGGGCGATCAAAGCGCCGCGGGCAAGCCCGGAACGAAGCTGGTCTTGCCGCTTTTCCGCCGTGCCTGGGTTAGTATTCAGCGCCGTTTTGAGACTTTCTACGCATTCCCTGACAAGCTGCACCGTCGCTTGCCTTGTCCGATACGTGCTGTTCTCAAAGTCTTTGTGGTAAATGCTCCATACGGTGTGCCAGACAATGGTGGGTGTCAGATAAAAAGACCACCCATCATCGTCAGGAAGCGCCTGCTTCACCTGTTGCAGCAAGGCGGTGGTTTCTTGGAGGTCGAGCCAAAGCTCGGTTTCGCACGCCGCTTTGTTCTCACTGTCTGCCGCAAGGTGCGCAAGCTTCCAGAGAAGCTCGTCCGGCGTAAGTCGGGTAATGCTCATAAAGAATCGTCCTTTCATGTTGGTTGCAACTCCATGATGGACGTAGCGGGCGGTGGCGGCAACGCCACTGCCCGCGCCTCTCACTTTCCCAAAACAGATGGTGAAGCAGCATGACATCTCATGACCCCACCCGTACGCCTGCTGCCCCAGTCTGTCAGCCGGATGTTGTTCGTAGCGTGTTGCGGTCACGTCCGCACCATGAACGCCTTGGCTTCGTGTTTGCTCGCGCGGGAAAGAATGGGTCCATATTTGTCGAGAATACGGACCCTGAACGCAAATATCTGATCAGCGAACGTCAGATGCTGGCTTTATTGCAGTTTTTGGGAGGGCATCTTTCAGAAATTCCAGCGCCCATGCAGTCCACTGATCTTCGGTCGTGGCTGGCAGGCTTTGAAGCTCAGTCTCAACCCGGATGTAAGATGTCTCGCGTATCTCCGTGGGACCTTGTTCTCCTTTCCGAAGGAACGCATGTGGATCAGTCGGAGCCAGCGCTATCATCGCCTTCACCGCGAAATATCCATCACCCTTGCGAATGCGCAAATCCTTCAAAGAAGCCTGATACTCCATCAGAATCGTCCTTTCATGTTTGTTCCAACTCCATGATGGACGTAGCAGGCGGTGGCAGCAATGCCACTGCCTGCAATGCTGCGGAGTGCCAATAATGCACGTTGCAGCCATCAAAACCGCCACGCAAAAGGCCGTTAAAATCTGCGGTGGTCCGGAGTATGCCAAGGACATCACTCGCATTGGCAAGTCCCAACTCAGCGACTACGGCAACCGCAATAGCCCGCAGATGGTCCCGGTGGATGTAGCTGTTGATCTGGATATGAGCGCCCAGCAGCCACTTATCCTTACAGCCATGGCGAACGCGGAAGGCTACCGCCTGGTGCCAATGCATTTTGGTGACGGCCATATCCCGCGTGATCTGAGCAAATTTGCCGAAACTACCAGTGATGTGCTCCAGGCCGGTCTGGAAAGTATGGCAGATGGCAAGGTAGATGTTCAGGAAGCTCTGGCTGTCCTGAAACATATGCAGGCGGTCGCCATTACCTCAGCCCACATTGAGGCCGCCATGCGGAAAATTGTGGATGAAAACAAGCCACAGATCGTTTTCCCGCATCCAGATAGCGGTGCCGCCTGATGGTACGGCCAGCCATAGAATGGCGTGAACTGGATGGCACGCTCCGCCGGATGGATCGGGCGGGCCTGAGCATCAAGCGGCAGGCCCGCAAACTGCAAGTCTCAGAACGCGCCGTTTATCAGCGCCGCTCCGCTCTGGGCCTTGGCCGTAAACGCAAAAATCAGGAGCCAACGGCTCATGCTTAAAACTGCCCTATCAGTCCGCACCTTTGGCGAGCGGGCCATGCTTGGGCGGCATCTTATTATCTGTCGCCCTCTTAATGCTGATGTGCTGGCCAAAAGCTGCCGCATCAGGCCAGACCAGTCGCAGCAGATCCGTGTGTCCTCCGGCTTTAGCTGGCGGCCTCTGTCTTTGTCTGGAGATCGCAAAAATGGATGATCTTCTGCTCAAGGGTTTGGATTTTGCGGCCCGAATCAATGCCGCAACGCGCAAGGCTGGTGGCGCTGCTGCGTTTGCACGCCAGCATGGCCTCAAGCCGCAGGCTGTACGGGATGCTGTGGCGCTCAAGGTTATTGGGGATGATGTTGCCAAAGCTCTTGGCTTGATAAAGGTTCTGCGTTATCCAGTTCTTGCCCAAGCCAATCGCCTTGCGACAGGGTGGGAAATTCAAGAAAATCTGAATAGTTTTATCCGAACCTGCGGCTCTCAGCGTGCGGCTGCTCCAGAATTTGGCATATCTGAGCAGCACCTCTCCAACATTCTCAACGGTGTGCGTGGCTTTGCGCCCGTTTTGGCTCGCCTTGGCTACGGGCCGCCAGTTGTCCGTTTCTCCCTGGCAAAGGTGGCGGCATGAGCAAACAGAAACTGTCCGCTGCGGAACTGTCTGCCATGCTGGCGCAAAGCATGGAACAGTTGGCCCGTGAGGTGCTGCCAGGCGGCCGCAAAAATGGCGCAGAATGGCTATGTGGATCGGTAGCAGGTGAGGCCGGTAGATCTCTGGCAGTGCATCTCTATGGGCCTAAAGCGGGCGTGTGGAAGGATTTTGCGTCTGGCCAGTCCGGTGATGCGCTGGATCTGATTGCTGCCAGTCTGACAGGCGGAGATCTGTCTGAGGCATATCGCTGGGCATCAAACTGGTTGGGTCTGACACATGAGACAGTTGCCATCCGCCGTGCGGAAATTAAAGAGAAATGCGAAAAGGCTCAAAAGGCCCAGCAAGAATATGAAAAAAACAACCGTGCGACGGCCCGCAAACTGTGGCTGGACGCCCGGACCGATATCATCGGTTCGCCGGTCGATGCCTACCTGAAAGGCCGTGGCATAGACCTGCGCAAGCTGGATCACGCTCCTGGCGCGCTCCGTTTTGCGCCTGAGCATTATTGCCATGAGATCCGTGCTCCATTGCCCGCCATGCTGGCCGCCATCTCCAATCTGGAGGGCAAGATCATCGCCCTGCACCAGACATGGCTCGGCCAGCATGGTGGTCAATGGACCAAAGCCAACCTGCAATGCGCCAAAAAGGTGCGTGGCAGAATGCTTGGCGGGTTTATCCCGCTCCGCAAAGGTGTAGCAGGCACCACGCTAAAACAGATCAAACCGGGCGAGACAGTGGCGATTGGGGAAGGTATTGAAACCTGCCTATCAGTCGCTCTGGCCTGCCCTGAACTGCGGATTCTTGCCGCAGTCTCTCTCTCAAATCTCGGCTCAGTCCAACTGCCAGATACAGCCACAGATGTGCTGATACTGGCAGATCGGGATGAAGCGCCCGCTGCGCAGCAGGGTCTCCGCAAAGCAATAGATCAATTCCTGCAGGCTGATCGCAACGTGCGCGTGGCAAAGCCGCCCAAAGGTAAGGATTTTAATGATGTCCTCGGGTGATGCATTATCGGATATCAGAGCCGCCGTTCATTCGGCCGATAGGCATTTTCAGATCATTGATGGCGGCAAAGATAAAAAAGGCGGTGGTGGACCGCCAGAAGCGCCCCAGGTGGAAGAAGATTGTCCGGTTGTGACAATCGGGCATCTGGACGGCGCTTTTTATTTTCTGGATCGTGTTGGTCAGTTGCGTGTCCTCAAGGCATCGCAAATGACGCGCCGTGCGGATCTGGTGGCGCTGTTCGGCGGCAATATCTCGTGGCTGAAAGCCAAATTTCCGAAAACAACGAAAGTAAAAGAAAAAGGACAGGACGGTGAAGAAACGAGCCGTGATGTTGTTGTTGATTTTAAAATCAATCATGCCGCCGAGTATCTCCAGCGTGAGTGCTTTCGCGCCGGTCTGTACGGTGATCATATCCAGATCAGGCGTCCAGGCGTATGGCCGGATCCGAAAGGTATGCCAATTGTGCATTGTGGTGATCGCGTGCTGGTTGGTGCCAAGCTGGAACGCCCAGGCACGCGCATCGGCAATCAGATCTGGGCTGCTGCGGCACCTGAGCCGCGCCCCGCAGCCCCATGTGACGCGGCAGAGGCGCGTGCGCTCCAGCAAAGCATCCGGGATCTCTGGAATTTTCGTATTCCGGGCAGTGATGTCATTGTTATGGGCATGTTGGCGTGCGCTTATTACGGTGCGGCTATTCCGTGGCGGCCAGCCGGTTTCTTAACTGGTGGCGCGGGCTGCGGTAAATCATCACTGCTGGAAGTGCTGAAAAGCGCCATTCCTCTCAAGTTTGCAACCAATGATGCCTCAAAGGCCGGGATTGAGCAGACAGTGGACGGCCGGGCAATACCCATGCTTGTTGACGAAGCCTCAGACCGTGTTGACCAGCGTGCGGCCCGTGCCCTGCTTGATCTGGTGCTGTCTGCCACGGGTGGCGAAGGTACCAAGGGCGCGCGTGGTGGTTCGGATGGTATTGCCCGCAAGATCTCTGTAGCGGGGAGCATCATCATGGCATCCATCAGGCCGCCAGACATGGAGGCCCAGCACCTGGGCAGATTCACCATTGTTGAGATGGTCGCTGCTCATAAGGGTGCAGACCATACGGCGGAGCATCGTGATCTTGCTGCATGGGCCAAGGATATCGGGCCAGCCATGTGGGGCCGTGCCATTGCTGCGTGGGAGCGTTACCGTGAGGCACGTATCGTCCTCCGTGCCGCCATTGGTAAGGCGGGATGCCAGCCGCGTGAAATGGACCAGATGGGCTCGCTACTGGCTGGATGGTGGACTCTCACCCATGATCATGTGCCAGCAGAGAGCGAAGCTGATGATGCTGTGCAGGGCGTGATTGGATATATCCGCAGTGCCGATCAGGTCATGACGCAAAGCGGTACGCAGCAGATGATAGATTTCCTCCTGTCGCAAAAGGTGCAAATGAACCGTTCAACGGACAGGCAGCCGCTTAACGTGTTGATCAGCCGGATGCTGGAACCTGACAGGCAGCGCATGCAGGAGGAGCCAGAATTTCAGGACGTGGGATATTCGCGTGATAACGTTGCGGCAGTCCTGGCAAGTTATGGTATCCGGGTTGTGAGAGCTAATGAGCCACCAGGGCGAAGCGGACAACCTGCATTGCGGGCAAGTGATGGTGATGGATTGTGGATCTGGCCGCGTAACGCTATGCTGGCCGCTCTGTTCAAGGATACGACATTCGCAGGCCAGAAATACATATATGAGTTTGCCAGGATGGAGAGTTACCGTCCCCCGCCCAAAAACAAGAATGGGACTGAGCGGGCTGTAACCATCGGCAAAATGAAGCACAAGGGCTGCTTCTGGGTCCGATGCTGCGAATTGGGCCTGTCAGATGACGGGGAATAACGCCGAAAGGGAACTACGGAACTTAATGGGAACGTAACGGGTTCCCTTTAGTTGCTGTATTTTCCTAAAGGGAACCAAAATCCACTAACGGAACCAATATCCGCGCCTCACGGAGAAACTTGCTTCTCGCTCTCTTGTTCCGTGAGAGAACAGCGGTTCCCTTGGTTCCCTAGTTCCCTTTCTTTCTAACTTATTGATATATAAATATAATAAAGGGAACCGAAAGGGAACCAGATGGGAACCAACGGAACGCCAGCAGAAATGATTGCCTGCAAACTGATGAACGGGGCAGAAATGGCCCAGATCGTGGAGCAGCGCCTGTTTGAGGCTGGTTTCACTCTGGCCTGCCTGCCAGCCCATGGCATCAGGCCGTCCAGTCGCTGTGCTGCATGGGGTGAGACATTGATGGATCTGGATGATCTGCTGTCCCTCACTGCTGAAAGTGAGATCAGGCCGCCAATGCCATCAGCCGCTGCTATTAGTCGCATGGATGAGGCATTTGACTGGGTGCAGTCTATTGAGGACGCCGGACACCGCCGTGTCGTGCTGCTCTGGATGATGATCCACCCACTCACACGCCGCCATAGATACAGTTGGCGGCAGATTGGTGACACGATGAGCAGCAATCACGTCACGGTAAAAAGCTGGTTTCACAGAGGGTTATCATCCATCACGAAAAAAATTTACGCCTGACTGCATTTTTCTCTTTCCAAACTTTCCAAAATGCAGTGTTTTAAGGACCATGATGTGGGGTCGTGCAGCCAAGAGGCTACACGGCCTTTTTTATTGCCCGGAGCACAGCAATGGCACCACGCCTCAAATGCCTGCCTCCTGGACTAGCCACCATCGACACGCGTATTGCGCAACCTCCGCCAAAGCGGGCTGATCCGTTTTATCTCACCAAGCCCTGGCGGGATCTGATGCGTCAACTCACTGCTGCACGCGGAAACGTCTGTCAGGAATGTGGCCGGTCAGGTGTCCGCCTCTTTGGTGACCACGTCCAGGAGCTCAAGGACGGTGGCGCTCCACTAGATCCAGCCAACATTCGGCTGCTCTGTGGATCGTGTCACACCAAAAAGACAGCCAAAGCCCGCGCGGCCCGGATGCGAGAACGGCATCAACGCTGAAAAACGGCAGAAATCTGCGGATTTTTCTGATCTGACCTCGCCTCTCGGCTGGGGGTGGGGGCGGGTCAAATCTTCACAGCCCTATGGGCACCCCAACCGCGCCAGGCTCACGCGCAGATTTTTCAGCCAGTTTTGAAAACAATCAAAGAAATCAAAGGAGTGACAGAGATGGCACGCGGTGGTGCTCGTCCTGGTGCAGGCCGGAAAAAGAAGGTCGCCGCTACCGAAGAATGGAAGGGGCCGGAACTCCCTGAAGGTAAGCAGCTTCGGCCTCTCGATTTCTGGCTGGCTCTCCTCCGGGATGGAAATGCTCCACTCGAAATCCGCATGACGGCGGCCAAGGAAGCGATGCCGTTCATGCATGCAAAACCAGCGCCAAGCCGTGACGGTGACCAGACAGATTTAGCGAATGCGCCCGGCGCGGGTGATGACTGGACCCATGACCTTAATCCCAACACTGACCAGAAAGGATTGCATTGATGGCGTGGGATTTGAGCTGCGTTGACTGGCAGGACCGGATACGGCGCGGCCAATCCCTCATGCCGGACCTGCCTGATCTGGACGTGGCGCGGGGTGAAAGGGCCGTCCGCATCTTTAACCGGCTGCGGATCCCCGACATTGTCGGCACACCGCTCCTTGCTGATGCCTGTGGTGAGTGGTTCCGCGAAATCGTCATGGCCCTTCACGGCTCATTTGATCCAGTGACGCGGGCGCGGATGATCCGGGAACTGTTCATCCTTGTGCCAAAAAAGAACGCCAAGACCACGCTGGGCGCAGCAACAATGCTCACATCAGTCCTGATGAATGAACGGCCCCGTGGTGAGTTTCTGATCGTCGCCCCAACCAAGGAAGTGGCGCAGCTCGCCTTTGACCAGGGAACGGGCATGATTGACCTGGACAGGGGGCTTCGCAAGCGCTTCCACATTCAGGAGCACAAAAAGACCATTACCTATCTGACTACCGGCGCCACGCTCAAAATCAAGGCGTTCTCTCCTGATGTCATGACCGGCGTAAAGCCTTCGGGCATCCTGGTGGATGAAGAGCATGTGGTTGCTGAGCGCGCTGATGCTGACCGTGTCATGGGCCAGATACGCGGTGGGATGGTCAGCCAGCCTGAGGCGTTTCTGGCCATCATCACAACGCAGTCAGAAAGGCCGCCGCGTGGTGTGTTCAAGGGTGATCTCAAAAAAGCGCGGGCTGTCCGTGACGGTTTGGTGCAGGGCCATACGCTGCCCATCCTGTATGAGTTTCCGCCTGATATTCAGAAGGCCTCCACGGTTCCAGGCCAACCGGCTCCATGGGAAAATCCAGCCCTGTGGCAGATGGTCCTGCCAAATGCAGGCCGATCCATCACTGTGCCACGCCTGGAAGATGATTTCCGGGAGGCCAAGGAAAAGGGGCTTGAAGAGCTCACCCGCTGGGCGTCTCAGCACCTCAACGTGGAAATCGGCCTTGCGCTGCGGAATGATCGCTGGGCGGGCGCGGATTATTGGGAAGCTCAGGCGGATCCTGATCTTACTGTTTCGGAAATCGTCGCCCGGTCTGATGTGATTGTTGCCGGAATTGACGGTGGTGGCCTGGACGATCTGCTTTCCCTGACCATTCTGGGCCGGGACAATGTCACCGCTGAATGGCTCCAGTGGCAAAGAAGCTGGGTCATGGAAGGCGTTTTGCAACTGCGCAAGCGTGAGGCCTCCCAGCTACAGGATTTCGTGAAGCAGGCTGATCTGGTCATCGTCCAGGAGCCCGGCATGGATATCGAGCATCTGGCGGACACGCTCGGCGGCGTGAACAAGTCGGGCAAGCTCGCCATGGTTGGCCTGGACCCCATGGGCGTCGGTGCTATCGTGGATGCGTTGGCAGATCGCGGGATTGATGGTCCGCGTGTTGTTGGCGTCTCCCAGGGCTGGACGCTTTCCGGGGCCATCAAGACAGCCGAACGGAAACTTGCTGACGGCAGCCTGCTCCATTGCGGGCAGCCCATCATGGCCTGGGCGGTCAGCAACGCCAAGGTGGAGGCGCGTGGCAACGCCATCATCATTACCAAGCAGGCCGCAGGTTATCTCAAGATTGATCCGCTCATGTCGCTGCTCAACGCGGTGGTGCTCATGAGCAAAAACCCACAAGCCAAGCCGACAATGGCCGGATTTATGCGCAGAGGATTGTTAACGGCATGACACTCAAGAGCAGGGTAAAGGGCTGGCTGTATAAAGCGGCCAACGCCATGACCCTGACCGTCACGGGTGTATCCCTGACAGATCTGCGGCTGGGTGCCTTCCTTGCTGGCGGCCCGACCTACAGCGGCAAGCTGGTGACGGTGGACACCGCCATGCAGCTTGATACGGTCTGGGCCTGTTCGCGGCTGATATCCGATACCATCGCCGCTATGCCGCTCAAGCTCTACCAGCGGCAGCCAGATGACACCTCACTCCTGGCACGGGACCATCCCCTCTACCGGATCCTGTATGTCGCGCCCAATGCGGACATGACCGCCATGGAGTTCTGGAGCGCCATGGTCAGTTGCCTCATGCTGTGGGGTAATGCTTTTGCCCAGGTCGTAAGGCGGGGCGATGGCACGGTCATCGCGCTCAATCCCCTGCGGCCAGACCGCATGACGGTGCGACGAAACGCCAGCACAGGGGAACTGACCTACACCTACAGCTATCAGGGCCAGCAGTTGGTTCTGGCCGAAAGCCAGATTTTCCACATCAAGGGCTACTGCACGGACGGCATGATGGGGATCTCGCCTATCTCTGCCGGTCGCCAGCAACTGGGCAGCGCCATGGCGGCGGAAGAAACAGCGGCCCGGATGTTTGCCAATGGCATGCTGAGCCAAACCTACATCAAGAGTCCTGACTGGGTGCCTGATGAGATGCTGGGGCGTGCCAAGGAAATCCTGAAAGACTATTCCGGGGCCGTAAATGCCGGGAAAACGCCGCTGCTAGAGGGTGGCTGGACGGTCGAAAGCATTGGCATGAACCCGGAAGACATGCAGCTCCTCCAGACCCGTGGCTTTAATGTTGAGACCATCTGCCGCTGGTACGGTGTGGCTCCGGTCATGATCGGACGCATGGAGAAATCCACCGCGTGGGGCTCAGGCCTGGAGCAGATGAACCTCTGGTTTCTGACTTACACCTTGCAGCCCTGGCTGGTTCGGATTGAGCAGGCCATCTCTCGTTGTCTGCTGAGCGCTACTGAAAAGGCACAGTATTTTGCCAAGCACAACGTAGATGCCCTGCTGCGGGCTGATAGTCAGGCGCGCGCCCAGTTGGAAGCCACGCAGGTCCAGAACGGCATCAAGACCCGCAATGAAGTGCGTGAGAAAGAAGGACTGCCTCCGCTCCCTGGTGGCGACATGCTCACCGTCCAGGCGCAGATGATCCCACTCACGGATGTTGGCACGATAGCCGTCCAGCCATCAATAAAGCCAGTCAACGGCCCAGATTTACCAGCACCAAAACCGCAACAGAGCGGCATATTAGGAGATCCGGACGAATGATAGACGGCATGGAAATCTGCGCCGTCCCCTTTGAGGTCAAGTTTGCGGCAGGCGATGCCGGAGCGAACGGCCTCGTGGAGGGGTATGGCGCTGTCTTTGGCAACACGGACTCCCACGGGGATGTCATCATGCCAGGCGCGTTCGCCCACTCCATTGCCGAGCGCAAGGCGCAGGGCCGAATGCTGCCCATGCACGTCATGCACGGCGTGTTCGGTGGCGATGGCGTTCCTGCTGGCGTCTGGAACGAGATGGCGGAAGACAGCAAGGGCCTGCACGTCAAGGGCAAGATCAGCGGCACCAATACGGATGCCGGACGCCTGCTCTATGAGCGTGTGAAGGATGGTGCGCTAGGTGGCCTGTCCATCGGTTACAGCGTGCCGCAGGGTGGCTCCGTCAAGCTGACAGATCCCAATGGCCCCAAGCGCCAGATCAAGCAGGCCAATCTGTTTGAGGTCAGCCTTGTGGATGATCCCAGCAACGCCCTGGCGCGTGTCACTGAGCTCAAGCGTCGGTCAGGGGGCGAATACAAGGCGACCATACAGGCCACGGCCGCCATCCAGGCGGTGGCAAGTGCCCTCAAGATCTATCAGACATCGCTCAAGGGTAATGATGCCCCCACTGCGGATGAACGCCAGCAGTTGCTGACCCATTTGCAAGATGCATATGAGGCCCTGACCGGCTCCCGTATGCCAGAGGGCCTGAAAGCCGCCATGGGCAATCCTGCCAGTAAGTCCGATTTTGACAAGGCACTGGATCAGGCCATGTCAGACATGATGCGGGGCATGTCTGACGCCTCCCTGACCGGAGATCCTGATCATGATTTTCTGGCCATGATGATCCCGCATCATGAGGGAGCCATTGCCATGGCGCAGGCCGAAATTGCGCACGGCAAGAGTGTCCCAGCCCTTGCGCTGGCGCGCTCTATCGTCACGGCGCAGACAAGCCAGATTGCCAGCATGCGGGACATAATGAGCGGCAAGAAATCTGCCGCCCTGATGCCGGAGGAACTGAAGTCCGTGGTGTCGGGCCTGCGCGCAGCCATTGGCGTCAAGCCGGTGCCATCCGGTTTGCTGCCCCCTGGTCTGGGCAGTTTTTCTCTGTCCTGACCGTTTCACATTTTCCACCCACCAGCCGCCCCATGAGGCGGCTTTTTTTATGGGAAAAACCATGCCTACAGAAGCCGAATACAAAGCTGCCGTTGCTGACCTCAAAAATGCAACCGATGAGGTCAAGAAATTTGCAGAGACCTCCAGAACGGAAATCAAAAACATTGGTGAGGTCAGCAGGGAGACCAAAGCTGCTGCTGACAAAGCCTTGACGGAAATGAATGCACTCTCAGCTCGCGTGACAGAGATGGAGCAGAAGGGAGCGCGGGGCGGCAACCAGAATGATCAGGCCACCCAATCCATTGGCCAGCGCTTTATTGCTGCTGATGAGGTCAAGGCTGCCATGGAGCGCGGTGATAGCTGGAAAGGCACCGTCCAGATTGAAGTCAAGAATATCACCTCTGCCAGCTCCACCGGTACATCCGGCACCACGGGTCTGGTTGTGGCGGATCGCCAGCCGCAGATCATCCAGCAGCCCACCCGCAAGCTGGTTATCCGCGACCTGCTCATGCCCGGCACTACGGGATCCGGTTCAATTGATTATGTCAAGGAAACCGGCTTTACGAACAACGCCGATTTTGTGGCTGAAAATCCCGGAACACCCAAGCCTCAGTCTGACATCACGTTCAGCCTGGAAAGCCTGCCGGTGCGGACGATTGCCCATTTCATCATGGCATCCAAGCAGATCCTGGCGGATGCGCCCATGCTCCAGAGTTACATTGACGGGCGGCTGCGCATTGGCCTGGGCCTCAAGGAAGATGATGCGCTGCTGAATGGTGACGGTACTGGCGTCACAATCAAGGGCCTGATGGCGCAGTCTATCAAATATGCCCAGCCTGCCGGTGTCACCATCAAGGATGAGACCATGATCGACCGTCTGCGTCTCGCCATGTTGCAGACTACTCTGGCGGAATATCCGGCAACAGGTCACATCCTGAACCCGACTGACTGGGCCAGCATTGAGCTGACCAAAGATGCCCAGCTCCGTTATGTCTTTGCCAATCCGCTGGGTCTGACAGGTCCGGTCCTTTGGGGGCTTCCGGTCGCGGAAAGTCTTGCCATGGCGCAGGGCAAATTCATGACTGGTGCATTCACCCTTGCCGCCCAGATCTTTGACCGCGAAAACGCAACGGTCTCCATCTCCACGGAAGACCGGGACAACTTCGTGAAAAACATGGTCACCATCTTGGCGGAAGAACGCGTTGTGCTGGCGGTTTACCGTCCTGAGGCACTGATCAATGGTGATTTCACCGGGATTGAAACCGCCACAACCGGCGGCACGGGCGGCTAATCTCAAACCGGGGGCAAGCCATGTCTCATACCATACGGGTAGGCGCACCAGCTCAACTGGTGGCGCTTGCCTCCCTGTCTGACCTCAAATCAGACCTCAAGATCACGGACGATACACAGGATGCGGATCTGAAACGCAGGCTGCTGGAGGCCTCAAGCGCTGTGTTGGCCTATATCGGCCGCCCCATTCTGTCGTCTGACTGGCGGGACATCCTAGATCTGCGGCAGGATCAGCCCCGCATCAGTCTGGTGTTAGGCCGATATCCCGTGACGGTGCTCAAGGTTGTGTCCATCAATGGCACCCTCATGGGAAGCGATGATCTGACCAATGTGTTTCAGGCCATGGATACCTCCTGCGGTATGCTCTATCCGCCGGATGGTGGCCCCGCTCTTTGGCATCCAGCCCGCTATGTCATCACCTACACGGCAGGCTATAGCCCGCCAGATGCGGATGGCACCGGGGGCACCATCCCGCTGGAGATCCAGCAGGCCATCCGCATCACGGCGGCGGCCAGTTGGCATGGTGGAGACCGAGACCCAAACCTGAAATCGGAATCAGAGCAGGGTGTCGGATCGACATCATGGGTGGCAGCAGCCTCTGGCACGGGGGGCCTGCCGCAAGATGCCGCCAATCTACTGGCTGGGTATCGGTCTGGTGGGATCCGATGAGCTACCGAACGGATCGCCGCCGCCGCCAGATCGGCGCCAAGGGCCGCCAGATGGTGCTCAAGACGGCCATGGGTGAAAGATCCGTCACCGTCCAGGGCTACGCTCCACCGGCTCAGGTGGCCGATATCGCGGATGCTACGGCCAAAACGGCCTTTGTGTGCCAGATCACCAATGATGAGCTGGCCGCATCCGGTTATGGCGCACCTGCGCCCCTGGACAAGCTCAAGGATGGGCCAAAGTCCTACACCCTGACTGATGCCTCGCCGGTCTATGATGGCCCAACCCTCTGCGGCTGGACGCTCATAGCGGCAGGCGGAGAAATCTCATGACCTCACCCGCAGTCTGGTCCAGCGCCTGGTCCATCGCCCTCGCTGCCGCGCAGGCAGATGGCCGGGAGCTGCTGGATCCTGCCGCCCAGAAACGCGCGGTGCCAGATGGCCCTTACTGGCTGCTGGAAACAGCCTCGGCCACATCGGACCGTGCCGGAGCCGGGGAGCCAGTCAATCTGGAGGGGGGCACTGTCTGGCTGCATCTGCTGGTGCCGCGCGGTACGGGCACGCTCACCGCACTGGCCAGCCGCAAGGCCATGTCAGATGCGTTCCGCGCCGTGATGAAAGAGGCCGAAACCACCCGGCCTGCATGGCTACCTGTCGGCCTCTACTATCATGACCATAGTTTTGACCCGCCCGATCTAAACCAGGACGGAGACCGTGTCCGGTTTTCTCTCGGTATAGATTATGAATATCAGGATATCCTGCAATGAAGTATTACCCTTTGTATGAAACCGGAGCCAATACCGGCCTGTATGCCCTGGGCAGCACCGAGATTGAGGCTGAAAGCACGTCTGATGCTGTTGCTCAGGCGGAAAAAGCCGCTCCGGCAGGCAGCCGCACGGGTGTGTGGCCTTACAAGATGATCTCCGGCACACCGTCTGCCACCACACCCACGAGTGCGGAAAACGGCAAGCAGTATAACGTGCTGGCCCAGCCGGACGGCACGGCGGGCCAGTTTGCGCCCAACGGACAGGTGTTTGCGTCCATCGGAGCTGATGCCGCCGGAATGTGCCAGTCTCTGCAAAAGTTTTTTGGCTACCGGCTGGGCCTGATCCCTACGGATGCCAAGCCAGCGCCTGCGGCCGCTCAGCCTGACACGGGCAGCTCAGGATCCAGCACGGTCAGCTCCGGCACCACCAGCAGCGGATCTGCTCCGTCTGATGGTGGCTCCGTCGTCTCTGGTGGCACAGCCGCCCCGGCTGCGTAATCCGCCACCTCACATCTCTGTTTTTCTCAAGGGTCGCCCAGTGCGGCCCTTTTTTATTGGAGCAACGCAATGGCTACGGGTGCCACAACCGGCTATGCGGCCGGTGAGCAGACCAACACCAGCCCTGTCGATTACGCGCAGGAAGTCACCTACAACACGCCGCCGGGCGGCACGTATCAGCGCCTGCGCATGACAGGCGAGAGCCTTGCCGTGCAGGACAGCACATCTGCACCGGATGAGATCAATGATCTGCCGGAAGTGGCGGAAACGGTGCTGACTGGCCGCTCCACCAGCGGCAGTCTCAACGGCGTGCTCTCCTACGGCACATATGATGATTTCCTGGCGGGCATTCTGGGGGCGGATTGGGCATCTCCTCCCATGGGAGCGATAACGCCCATTATCGCCACGAGTGCGCAGGTGATCCAAGTATCATATGGTCAAGGGGCAAACACAGGCCTTGATGCCATATGGGCTCATGATAGCTCAACCAAGGGTATTCCGCTTTTCGCATCTTGGCCTGATTCCGGTTCAGTGCAAATTATCGACAAAACCAACAATGTTAATATTGTTGCCTCCTACACCAATAAGGGAAGTTCAAATTCTACGCTCCTTTTCCCTAAAGGCACGTTTGCATCCATCTACGGATTGATTGGCCGTATTGGTGGAGGAGCAGTTGGGGCTCTGGATCTATCTGTCGGCACGCTGGTCACACCAGTAGATATCTATAATAGTAACATCGGGAAAACATACACCATCCGGAAAAAACTCGCTGGTGAATGGCAGGTCTTTTCCGGGAACATGGTCAATCAGGTGCAGATCCAGTTGCAGAAGGGTCAGGTGCCGACCATCCAGATTGATTTCATCGGCTCGGACATGACCGTCACCACGGTGGATGTCTCCAGCGCCGTCAATGCAGCGACTACCAGCCCGCTGATGGATGTCGTCGGTGGCTTCCTGGGCTGTTCCGTTTTTGGTCAGTCTCCAGCCGGGTGCATCCAGTCCGCCACCATTACCCTGGCGCGTGATGGCTCAGGGCAGGATACTGGCATGGGCCATGTCGGGGCCTGCGGTATCCAGTTTGGCGCACTCAAGGCCTCCATGGATATCGAGTATTTCTTCAAGGATTATACCGAATTTCTGGCATGGCAGGCCGGTCAGAAAGGTCAGGTCTCCGTGAGTATCAAGGGCAGCGATGGCTACGGCTATCAGTTCAGCATCCTCAATGGCCGGATCTTCAACCCGAAAAACCCGATCAGCGGGAAGAATACCACCATCGTCACCACCATTTCCGTTACGGGCAACCCTCTGCCGGGTGGTGGCACGTTCGCCATCACACGCATCACGCCAACGTCCTGACGGTCCGCGTTCTTTCTGAATTTTCTTCTTTCCATCCTCACAGGCCGCCACTGGGCGGCCTTTTTTAGTGGAGTAAGCCCCTATGGCTCGTCTTTCCGACATCAAGATTGATTCCGCCGCTATTGCCGATGGTGTGACTGTTCCTGTTGAGCAGTATCCGGGCCTCAAGATCACTGTGCGCGGCTTCACCGATGCCTTCCGCGATGCCCAGGCACGCCGCCTGGCGCAGGCCGCCCAGAAATTCCGCAATGATGTCAGCCGGATCCCCTTTGCGGTGCGTCGCCAGATCAACAGCGGCCTGCTGTCCGAGTATCTGATTGTGAATGTTGACGGCCTTTACAGCGATGATGCGGAAACGGTTCCGGTCACGCTGGAAGAGTTCAAGTCACTTCTGGAAAATCCGGATTACCGCAATCTGGCGGATGCCTGCTGGGATGCGGCCGCCCTGGTCAACACGGGTGCAGCCGAGCAGGTGGAGAAGGCTGAGGGAAACTAACCCGCGCCCTCAGATGGTGGCTGGTCTGGGGTGATCCGGAATACGAGGATATCTGGCCGGAACTGGAAGGTGATGAAGCCCGCGTTGATCCCCTGCCGGAATGGCATTGGATCTGGCGCGCCTGGCACCGGCTCTCCTCGGAACGTCAGTGGCCTGCTGAGGGATTTGCCGTCCCCATGGGTGGCACGATCATCAAGGGAAGGCCAACGGCCATCCCTTGGCGCGCCGTGCTGGCGTGGGCAGGGCATCATGATCTGAGCAAGGCGGAAATGGCGCTGCTGGATCGCTGCCTCATCGCCATGGATGCGGTGTTTATCGCGCACTGGTCAGAAAAACTGAAAAGGAGCCTTGGCAAATGAGATGGTCGAATGTCCTGCGTGAGCAGATCCACCTCAACACCGCCAAGGCGCTTTCCAGCACGGCCCTGCATGAGATGGTGGCCGATCAATGTCGCCAGAACCGCGATGATCTTATCGCACAGGGCAGCGCCTCTCCGGTTTACACCACCTACGTGGACGGCAAGCGCGATGCCGCAGAAGAAACAGCCATGTTGCAAGGCGGTCTTGTCGTCTACGTTTTCAGCGCCCTGGCACAGGCCGCCAACTGGGCGCTGGATCAGTGCCGCAAGCGCTCGCCCGTTCGCAGCGGTGCGTATCGGGATAGCTGGGTCATCCTGGTGGATGGCATAGCCTGGCAGCAGGCTCCCGCAAAAATACCCAAGGGCAGCACGGTCTGGATCGTCAACACCATGCCGTATGCCCGCAAGATTGAAGTCGGCGGCATGCGTGTCAGCGTGCCACCGGGCATCGTGGAGGCGGTCCGTCAGGCCACGCAGCGCCGTTTTGGCAGCATCAGGGCGGACAAGGCTTACAAGCCGCTCCAGGGCGGCCGTGATGCCCGTGGTGAGCCCATCCCTTACGTGCTCAGGCAGGCTGGCATCGCATCCGGCATGTCCTGGAACAAAAAAGCGAAAACATGGAGCCGCAAGCACGCGGCCTACGCCAGCAACCGCGCAGATCGGCAGGCTGGCCAGCAGATGCTCTATCCCACCTTAATTCTTACCGAGCCAGGACAGTAAAATGGCAACCATCAAGCAGATCAATGAGATTGATAACATCATCCATGTTACCGATCAGACTGCCGATGGTACCGAGAGTGCTGCCCGCAATATGGATGCCTTGCAGGACAAGGCAGAGGCCGTTGGTGGCTCCATGGCCGAAATGGGCGCATCGGGGGGCAAGGCCACACGGGCGCTGGCTGAAAGCGTTGGTGCGGCATCGGATGCCTTCAACGGCCTGAGCACCACTGCCGCCTCCCGTGTCAATCAGCTCGGCAAAGAGCTGGATCTGCTCACGGAAAAACGCAGTCAGCTTCTGGATGCCACCCGCAACGCAGGTGCGTCCGGTCTGGGCACAGAGGGCACGGCCACCGAGCTGGAAAACATCAATGCCGAGATCTCGCGCGTTACCACCCAGATGGACCGGGCGCAGCGGCAGGCCCATGCGGCGGCAGATGCCCAGGCTGCCTGGAATGGTGAGCTGACAGAAGGCCGCAGCGCCATGGTCTCCCTGGGGGACAGCACGTCTCGGGTGATTGACGCCCAGAACGCTGCTGTCACTGGCCTGTCTGCCGGGATGGATACGTCCGTCAAAAGTTTCCTGCGCATGGCCGCCTCTGCGGGGGATGAAGTCGCCAAGCTGACCCTGCGGCTGGAAACGGCGCAGGATCGCTTGCAGCAGATGCAGGTTCAGGCCCGCGCTGCCACGGCCAATGGTCTGTCCGATGATGATGCCAACTATGGCGTAGCGGCCCAGCAGGCGCGTGTGGATGCGCTCCAGCAGCAGATTGACCTGGAAAAGCAGGCGCGTGCCGCAGCCGATGAACTGACAACTGCGCTGGAAGAACAGACGCTTGTGCAGTCCAAAAGCACCAATGCCACAAAGCTGGAAGGATACCAGATTGGCATCCTGATGGATGAGGCGCACAAATTCTTTGATCAGATCCTGGCGGGAGGCAACCCGCTCCAGGCTGCGTTCTATCAGGTGCCCAATGCCGTCCAGATCATGGGCGGTCTTGGCAACAGCCTCCAGCTCGTGCGCGGTCTGCTCGTCGGTCCGGCCGGTATCGCTCTGGCAGCCGGCGCAGCAGGTGCGGCCATCTACAAACTCGGCTCCTATGCCGAGAGCGAGCAGTCCCAGCTCACGCAACTCAGCACCCATCTGCGGGCCACGCGCACGGATTACGCTGATATGGCGGATGCTGCGGAAAAAGCGGCCCGCGCGCTGCATGAATCTGACAGTGATCTCTCTCTGTCAGACAGTCGCACGGCTGTGCAGACCATTGTGTCCGTCCCAACCGTGGATAGCAGCCAGATTGAGCGTTACATGACGGATGCCCGCAATCTGGCGGCTGTCATGGGCGAAACCGTACCGGAAGCAGCCAAAACCATGGCGTCCGCCTTGCAGGATCCTGCCAAGGCTGCGGAAGAGTTTGCCCAGCAGGGTATGCCCGGTTTCAACGCCGGTCTGGTGCTCATGGTCCAGCATATGCAGGAGGCAGGAAATCGCACTGGCGCACTGAACAGCGTTCTCAAAGTGCTGGAACAGACCACCAATAACGCGGAAGAGCAGGCGCTCACACCGTTCCAGGCGTCTCTGAAAAACCTGAAAGACGAAACCGGCGGTGTGGGAGACACCGTGGTCTATGCCTTCCAGCACATGGGGGATGGCATCGTCGGCATGGCAACGTCCGGCATCACTGCCATTGCCAATCTGATCACCCAGATCAAAAAAGTTCCGGGCGAGATCTCTGCTCTGGGCTCTTCTGCCCTCAGCAGCGCAGGCTCTTTCGGGTCATGGATTTATGCCGGGGTTGAAAAAGCCGTTGAAAGCATGGTCCCATCTTCCCTGGCGCATCTCATGCAGCAGGGGAACACGGCTGATCCGCAGTTTACCCAGCCAGCCAGTCCTGCCACCACAACCCAGACCAACACGCAGAGCGCCAAGGCTGCTGCTGATATGCTGGCGACGGTAGCAAGTGAGCAGCATCTGAGCGCGGATGAAGCGTATCTCATGCGCCTGATCCGGCCGCAGGAAAGCAGCACCGGGCAGTACAAAGATGGCAGCCTCGTCACGTCAAAGGCTGGTGCTATTGGCGCCATGCAGGTCATGCCGGATAATTCCGCCGGATATGACCTGACAGATCTGCACGGGAATGAAAGTGCTGCGGCTAAACTGCTGAAAAGCTATTACACCAAATATGATGGAGATCTGACCCTTACGGCCATGGCCTATAACTGGGGGCCATCCAACGTCGATAAATGGCTCAAAAACGGTGCAGAGCCCGATGCCATCCCGCAGGAAACGCAGGATTACATCGCAAGCACGACAGAGGGAGCCGCTTACGGGCCGACAACTCTTGCCGGATACCGCCAGCAGTCCGATGCCTATATCAGCAAAGGAGATGCTGGCGTATCCGGCCAAATGTCTGACGCACAGCGTAACCTCTCTGGGCTGGATGCTGCTCTGGACAGCCTTAACAAGGCGTATCAGGCTGGCGGAGTAGGTCCCGAAAGTTACGCAAATGGCCTAAAAGTCCTGAAGGATCAGATTGACGCCACAAAAGCCTCAATCGCCAACCTGCGTGATCCGATACAGGAGCTGGCTCATAGTCAGGATCTGGCTGCCCAGAGTGCTTCCGGTCTGACGGGCTATGATCGCCAGATGATCAGCGTGGCCCAGCAGGTGGATCAGGCGCAATTGTCTCTCAACGGGACACATGCGTCTGCAACTCAGGTGTTGACAGCTCAGGCGCAGGCGCAGCGGATCCTTGCGGAACAGTGGCAGGCCGGAACCGCTGCCGTCACGGCCCAGACAGAAGGGCTGCAACGGGCAACGCAGGCCTATGAAGCCGGGAACATGACGGCCGACCAGGCAACGGCTTACGCCCAGGCCTATACTGAGGCGCAGGACAGTTTTGCCAAAGGCTCTCCCGCATTTGTCCAGGCTGTCAAAACCCGCGCGGATGCCATGGTGCAGGCCTCCAACGCCGCCAAGGCGTTCCAGTTGGCGCAGCAGAATAATGGTCTGGAAGACAACCTAACCGTGATCCAGGCGGAAACGGCCAGCATTGGCGAAAATACTGATGAACGGCAGGTCGCCATTGCCGTCATGCAGAAGAGTCTTGAGCTGCACAGGCAATATGGAGAAGTGCTGCCAGAGGAAGCTCAGAAAAATCTGGCGCTCACCCAGAGCGTGGCAGAAGCAAGCGCATCCTACCAGCACCAGCAGGAAGTCCTACAGGACGTCACTGGCAGCCTGTCCAACATGGCGGACCAGTTGGCGGATGGCGTCACACAGGGCTTTTTGCAGGGCACATCGTCGGGCATGTCCTTCAAGACTGTCTTGCAGGGTGTGGAAACGCAGGTAGCGTCTCTTGTGGCGCGTCTGACGCTGATCAATCCGCTGCTGAACAGCATTGATGGCGGCACACGCACCACCCTGTCAGATATCGGCAGCCTGTTCTCGTCCAATGATAATGCGTCCTCTTTGGGCGTGTTTGGCTCGCTGTCTGGCCTGTCCATCGGGCAGCAGCAGGCCTACCGCAACGCCGTTGCCACCAGCGCCATGCCGGGGACTGACTGGGCACCGACCGCCAACGTCTCGGCACTGGCCAATGTGCAGCAGACCTCTGCCCTGTCCAATCTGTTCAGCGGCAAGGCAGCCGATGGCAGCGGCATCTTCAGCTCCTGGTCCAGCGCTCTGGGGAGTATCGGCAGTTATGCCGGTCTGGCCGGGGCAGCCGTTGGTGTGGGAACAATGATCTACAGCGCCGTAAAAGGCCTGTTTGCGCAGCATCATTACACCATTGATGACGTGTCCGGTGTGGATGGCCAGTTGTCCATCAGCAACGTCAAAAACCACAAGAATACGGACACCACCACCGCGCCGTTGCAGGATGATCTGGACAGCATCAATCAGGTGCTGGGCCTGACCGGGGCATCCGTCACAAATGATGGTTATATCGGTCAGGTTTTCAAGAAGCGCTATAAAGGCAAGCACACAGATCAGGATCTGACATCCATCCTGCCCGATATCGACCTGGGCAGTTCGGATGCCAATTTCAATCTGGCCTTGCAGCAACTGATGCCGTCCAGTTTTGACAGTGTCAGCACCTATACGCAGGATATCCAGTCCCTCAAGGAACTGTCAGACACGCTGGACAGCATGGGCGTGGCCGTCAGCAAGTTTGACGATTCCTCGCATGTCACCGTGGATCATTTCAACGGGTACACCGGAGACATGGCCACGGCGCTGAGCACGCTGGATGGTCAGACCCTCAGCACGGATGACCTGCAAACCAAATTTGACGCCATCAAGGAGTTTGTGGGCACCACCATGCCAGGGCTCCTCAATGTCACGGCGGCAGGTTCCGAGAGCCTGATCCAGCAGGTGGATGATCTCAAGGCCAAGTATCAGGATGCCGCCAACACGGCCGCCTCGTACGGGCTGGATGCTCAGGCGCTGCTGGATAAAGGCAACGCCATTGCGGCCATGATGCTGGATAACGAGCGCACAACGCTGGATCAGTCTGACCAGTCCGTGCAGGCCCGTTACATGGCCGCTACAGGGGATCAGGAGGGTGCTGACCTGCTCAATCAGCAGGTGAGTGCCGCGCAGGAGATCAAGCAGTTGCAGGACAACTGGCGGGCCTATCTTGGTGACAATTTTGCCGCCAATGATGACTACCAGCAGCAACTGACGGATCTGGAAAAAACCCAGGCGGCCGAGCGGTTGCAGATCCAGCAGGAGTATCAGGACAAGGCCACGGCCGCGCAGGAGGAATATCTCTCTCAGGCGCAGTCCTCGGTCGCGTCTGCTTTCGGCAACCTTGCTGATTACGTGCAGGGTCTGGGCACGTCCGATGCTTCGCCCCTGTCCGTGCAGGACCAGTACAAACTGGCCAATGATAATTTTGACACGGATTATCAGGCGGCCATGGGCGGGGATTACGATGCGCTGACGCGCCTCCAGTCGGAATCGCAGACGGCTCTGTCTCTTGATCAGCAATGGCTGGGCTCTGGCACGGATTACGCCAAGGCCTATCAGGACGTGCTGACCAAGTTGCAGGCCATCGGCAATCTGGGGGCTGACACCTTCACCGCCAACCTGGCCAAACAACTGGCAGCGCAGCAGGTGGATGCAACGCTCCAGGTCAAACAGGAAATCCAGACCATGAACGCGACCCTGCAACGGTTGATCCGGATGCAGGCCGTAGGCGCAAAGGCAGCATAAAATGGCAGTGATCCGCACGGTAGAACTGGACATCGTCCAGCCTGCGGCTGGCACGCTTGCGGCCACCTACGGCCACGGCACACGGGCACACGGCACCCTGCGCCGGCGCGCCCATAACCCGGAAGCCACGGACACCGTCCGCTATTCCGATTGTGGGTATGTGGATGAAACTGGCACACCGTATCCGCCCTATGTGACGGATGCGTTTGCGCTGGACCGGGGGCTGACCCTCACGGCGGATGCCATGGGCGGTGCGCTCTCGGCCGGATCCATCACGCTGGCCAATCCTGATGGCGTGCTGGACAGCCTGTTGACCACCCGCGTCAATGATCACCTACCGGTGCGGATCCACACCGGCAGCAAGATCTGGGATGGGGTGCGGCGAGTGTGGAAAGATCCTGCCAGCACCAGCCTGCGGCCTGTGTTTGCAGGTCTGGGCAAGAGCTGGCGGCCGGACCGCACATCCGTGGCCATTGATCTGCTGGACGCCACCTACTGGCTTGAGGGCAGTATGCCGGTCTCCGTCTATGGCGGGGCAGGCCGGCTGGATGGAGACAGCAACGTGGCGGGCAAGGGCATGCCCCGGATCCGGGGCAGTGTGTGCAACATCACCCCGGTGCTGATTGATAGCGTCAATTATGTCTATCAGATCTCGGATGGCCCGGCCTCGGTCACGGCGCTGTATGAGGGCGGGTATCCGGGCGGCATCGCCTCGGCTGGCACGGTGGCGGATATCTATGCCGCAAGTCCGGCCGCAGGCACCTACACCGTGCAGACCGGCTCCGCTGGCACCTGGCTGCGGCTGGGCACCAAGCCAGTTTACGGCATCACGGTGGACGCCGTGGGTCAATTCCGCTCCGGGGCCGCACCCGCCAACGTGCTGGATATCCTGCGGCAGATGCTGCTGGAGGATCTGGTCATGCCTGCGGCCTATCTTGATGCCGCATGGCCGGCCACGTCCTCGATCGCGCCCTGGCCGGGTGGCTGGTATTGGGATGGCTCCGAGACCATCACCGGCAAGCAGGCGGTCAGTACCTTGCTCAGCGGGCTGTGCATCACCCTGGTGCCCACGCGCACCGGCACGCTGCTGCCCATCCTGCTGACAGCGCCGGATCTAGCAGAGACACCGGCAGCCGAACTGAATGCGGATCTGATCACGGAAATTGCGGCCGCCACGCTGGACAGTTCGCTGGATCCGCCAACATGGCGCTGGCGCATTGGCTGGCAGCACAATTTCACGGTGCAGACCACGGGCTCAAACCTGCACCCGCAGGCTCCGGCCGCGCGGCAGGCCATTATCGCGGTGGCGGATCGGGCTGCCATCTGGTGGTCTCCGGATATCAAGAGCCGCTGGCGGGTGCCCAATGATCCGGCCCTGGTCACCACGGCCCTGGCTCGCCAGACGGACGCCACCACCATCGCCAAACTGCATGGCGCATTGTGGGGCACGCAGCGGCGGCTCTGGGCTGTCACCATCCCGCAGGATCTCGCCTGGGGGATTGATCTGGGGGATGTCATCGGCATCTCCGCGCCTGCTCCTGGTCTGGAAGACAGGCAGCTTGCCCGTGTGGTGAGTGAGCACATGCAGGCCACGGATCAGACCGTCACCTTTCAGATACTGGTTTAAACTCAATGGAAAATTGTGGATTGGGCTGGGAGAACCGCGTGCTGGACGCGGCGCTCACGGCCTCTGCGCAGGTCTCGGCGTTGCCGGTGGAAAACCTGCGCAACCAGCAGGGGGCGGCAAGCCTTGGCTGCCGGGTGCCAGGCATGGCGGCAACGCTCACCATCAGCCACCCGCCTGCCGGTCCCTGGCGGGCTTTTGGCCTGTTCCGGACCAACCTGACAGCAACGGCCCAGATCACCGTCACCGTCCTGTCAGGTGGCAACACGGTCTGGCAGGGCACGGCGCAGGCGGTGGCGAATGGGCAGATCCTGCTGGTAGCGCCAACGGCTGTTACGGGCGATACGGCCACCATCCAGATCACGGATACCGCCAATCCGGACGGGTTTCTGTCTATCCCGTTGGCCTATGCTGGCCCGATCTGGCAGCCGGTGCGCAATTACAGCACGGACAGCACGGCAGACCGCACGCTGGGGCAGGATAGCGTGACAACCCTCGGTGGTGCGGAATTTGTCTCCACCCGCTGGTATCAGCGCAAGCTCACCATTGCCCATCAATCCTATGGCGATGCGGACGCGGTCGTCCTGGAGCAGATCCTGCGCACGGCTGCCACCGGGCAGAACATCCTGTTTCTGCCAGACCCATCCGCCACGCCAGACGTGCTGGCAGCAAAAGCGCTGTTTGGCGGGCTGAGCGGCGGTGATCTGTCCAATCCCTTTGGCGCTGCTGACCGGCATGCCCTGACCTTAACCCTTACGGAGCGCCTGTAATGGCACCACAGCTTGGCAACTATGTGCTGGAGACAGCCACAGCGCCCGGTACGGGCAGCTTTACCCTCAACGGGCCAGAGACCGCGCGCCGTAGCTTCTCGGCCGCGTTCCCGAATGGAGGATCCGTCTTCTATTTTGCTGATGATGGATCCAGCGCGGAATGGGGTGTCGGCACGCTGACCATCGGCACGCCCAGCACGCTCTCGCGCACCACGATTATCGGCACCACAAGCGGCAGCGCATCGGCGCTCAATTTCTCCGGCTCCGTGGAAGTCTATAATGAAATACCGGCAGAATATGTTCCGATTTTGGAAGCCGACGGCCATCTGCTCGTCAAATCCATCACGGACTGGACACAGCGGCAGGCGCTCGGCGCAGCGGATGCAGAAGGACGGTATGTCAAATCTGTAGATGATGGCACCAACATCCGTATTGATGGTGCTGGTATCAACAAACAGACTGGCGTGCCCTGGCTGCATACAGGCAGCGGGTTTACCAACTTGCAGGCAGCAGGCGATTACGCCACCAACGCGGCGGTTAATGCTGAGGTGACGGCCCGCGTGAATGCTGTTGCGGGGCTGGATGCGGCCAAGGTCAATCGCGCGGGCGACACCATGCGGGGGGCACTCTCAACCTTTAACGATCCCAACCTGACAAACGGCGTTTACAACTATTCCCCCGCATTTCGGACCTATACCAATTCGCGGGCGGGGTTTCAGTTCTTTGCGCAGGACAAGGTCGGGGATGGTTCCACCGCGTCCGGTGTCCTTGTCCAGGAGTGGAATGGGGTAGCCCAACAGTATTGGTGGTTTAACCCGGATGGGGGCATCGGCCAGTCATCCAAGGGTGACGTGGCTTTCGTGAGCCAGATCCCGACGGATTACGTGACAAACGGCACCTTTCAGAACAGCCTGCCGTTTGTTGATAAAAATTTGCGCGCCCAACTTTTCACCAAAGTGGTCGGAAACGGCGTCTGGGTGACAATCCCGCAGGCCTTCAAGACGCTGGCTGGTGTCCTCGCCTTGCAGTTCAGCTCGGGGAGCGAGGGCGTCCGGCCGCTGCGTATTGAAACAAATGGAGCAACAGGCGGCCAGTTTCAGATGTCGGAATGGGATACGGGTGGAAACACGCAATACACATTCCTTGTTTTTGGCTATTTCTGAGGATTGAAGAGTAATGGTTGACACAACACTGGCGGTTTCAGACCTGCTGAAAGCGGCTTACCCTGCCCAATATTATGGCAAGATCAGTGAGGATCATACGCTTGTGCTGCCCGTTTATGACGTGTGGGGTCTGCGGGACAGCATGGGCCGGGCCATAACCGATCTGGCCTCCATTCCGGCGGCAGGTGAACTCGTCGCCCTGACAGCGGCGCAGGTGGCTCTGTTCCATGCTTTTCCGGCGCGTGGCGCGTTCAACATCGCCATTGATGCGGCGTCCCGAACGCTGGTGCATCCTGATCGGTATTACTGCGATGGCGGAACACCTGCCTGCTTTTATGATGCGTGGGGTTACAGCGACATCGGCGCACTGCCGGATGGTTCGGAACTGCATGCGCTCACAAAAGAGCAGTGGCAGGCACGACAGGATTCCGCCAGCACCGGCTTGCAGGATTACGTGTGGGATCATGCCACCGGCACCCTGGTGGAGTATACAGCACCTGCCGTTGATATCCCGCTGGCTAAACAGGCCGCTTCCGAGATCTCCGGCTGGATCGCCACGCAGGCCTCCATGGCCTCAGCCATGGGTGAAACCTTTACGGCCGATATGCAGGCCTATGTCAAAGCCATCCGTTCCATTGCTGATGGCACGGACACCGCCAGCACAAAGCTGCCGGACAGGCCAGCAACCATCATGAGTTGATGCAGCGTCCTGCTGTTGTTTCTGCCGCCCGGTGAGGCGGTTTTTTTATGTCTGCCGAAAGCGCAAAAATGCCTGATACCAATTATCCGCCCGGTGATCTTATCGGCCGGGGTGAGTTTGCCATGCTGGATGGTCGTGTGCGGATCCTTGAGAGCGATATGGCTCTGGCCAAGGCCAATCAGACGGAAACGAAATCAGACGTTGCCAGCATCAAGAGCGGCATCGCCACCATTCAGGCAGAGCTTAAAACCATGCGCGGCTGGAGGCAGTTCCTGATCACCGGCGGTATTGGTGTCGGCTGGGGGCTCGTGCAGGGCATCATGCATCTGCTCGGCTGGGGTAGCGCGCCGTAAGCATGAACGGCAGGAAGGAGGACCTTCCTGCCGTTCAAGGCACGGTAGACAGAATCGAGTGAGAGAGATCACTCGTCGTAATCATAGCACGCACATGCAAAATGCAAAAAAGCAGGGCAGCGGTATAGCCACTGCCCTGCTTCCTCGTCTCTTCCAGTAATGGGTTCCCACACCCGTTACCCAAGATGTTGGTGTCTTTGTGTATCTGCATTGATCCAGATCAATAAGCCGCCCGCTGAGGCGGTTTTTTTATACCCGGAAATCCAAATGAATGATTCCATCGCTCTCGCGGCCGCTCTGGCACGCGAATACGAAGGCCTGTCCCTGCGTCCGTACGTCTGTCCGGCCGGTTACTGGACCATCGGCTACGGCAACCGCTGCCTGGCCGACGGGTCCGCCGTCACGGCGCGCACGCGGCCGATCACCAAACAGCAGGCGGAAGATCTGCTGATCTCCACTCTGACAGGCTTGCTTCCCAAGTTGCGGGCGCTGATCCATGTACGGATCACGCCCAATCAGGAGGCCGCACTCCTGGACTGGCAATACAATCTGGGCACGGGCGTGATTGCCGGATCCACACTGCTGCGCCTGCTTAACTCCGGCCAGACCATCGCGGCCGGAGAGCAGTTGCTGCTGTGGGATCACATGCACCGCAACGGCCATCTGATCCGCGTGCCTGGTCTGACCAGGCGCAGGCTGGCTGAGTGGCATCTCTATGTGGGCGCAACCGGTGCAGGATCCTCAGCGCCGTCCAATCCCACTCCCTCCAATCCAACTGATGATCTCAACGCGGCCGAGTTGAGCCGTGTGAAGGAAACCACATGAAACTTGCAAGTATTGGCGCCTATCTGCGCCAGCCCACCACGCTCATTGCGCTGGGCATCGCTCTGGGCACCGGCGTGGCCGACTGGTTTGGCGCGCTGCCTGAGGGGGTTTCCGTTGGCCTGCTGGTGGCCGTCCTGCCGTTGCTGGCTGTGTCCGATACCAGCGGAATCCTCACCAAGGTCTCTACAGATCGGGACGGTCTGGCCGCCATTGTGCATGCGCTGACCACCCACAAGGATATCGGCCCGGCCGCCATCAAGGTGGCATCCGATACTGTGCCGGGTGGGGCGCTGCTGGCGGCTGCCGCATCGGCCCTGGTCCAGCAGCAGGCCGCCACCAGTGCGCCAGCGACAAAGTCCAGCATCGGATCTGGCGCGGCCGGTCTGCTCCTGCTGATCGGGCTGGCCGGCGGCCTTTCCGCCTGCGCGGCGGATCCGCAGGCTCAGTTGCGGCAGGGCGTGTATGTCGTGGACAGCGCCTACCACACGCTCGCCAATCCAATGCCGGACGTATTGGCTGGCAAGGTGCCGGGCATCACTCTCACTGATGACCAGAAAACTCTCGCCAAGCGGTCCAGCCAGACCATGCTGAACGAGATCACGGCGCTGGAGAAGTCTGCGGAAGATGGTTCCAGCCTGACGCAGGCAGCTCTGACCGCCTTGCAGACTGATTTCTTTTCTTTTGAAACCTGCTGGACAGGCCTGAAATCCGGCACGACGCCGGACGCCTGCACAGCTCTTGCCGGGAGCAACTGA